GGTGAAAAACCTGCCAGTCCTGAAGTAGCTAAAGCAGCCAAAGGTATGAGCATGAAGGCAGGACACGATTTTGCTGCTACCAAACATAAAGGTCTACCCGAAAAGAAACCAAAAAAGTAAGTGAGCAGGAGCCACAGGCACCGACACAGGAACCTGCTCAACCAATTAAGCCAGTCGGCAGATTACCTAAACTAAAGGATGCTATCCCTTTAAACGATCCAGGTGCTTTAGATTATTGGAAAGACAGATTCCAATCTGCTGATCCTAAGCAGTACCATCAGTTTAAAAACAAAACACCGGCGCACAAAGATCGTATGGCCACTGCGGCTCTACGTCAGGCACGCCAAAAAGGCAGTTAATTAACAAACTTTTAGGATATATAATAGTATTGTGAGTATACTATATGATCGCATGGGTATTTGATGTAGACGGTGTTCTCTGTGATAGAGGTGCTGTTATACAAGATGATTTTAAAAATTGGTTTCAAGAATGGAGCAAAGACAAATCCGTATTTCTTGTCACAGGCAGCGAAAAAACACGCACCGAAAATCAGATAGGTAAGGATATTGTCGAATCGGCCTGTGCTTCTTTTCATTGCTTGGGCAACAGCGTATGGGTAAAAAACAAAGAATTTCGTATCAATCAATTTACGCTAACAGCCGAAGAACATCAATGGTTAACTGAAAAAATTAATTCTAGCCAATTTCCTATTAAGACAGGCAATCATATTTGTATAAGACCAGGAAGTATAAATTTTTCTACAGTGGGAAAAAATGCCGATAATGACCTAAGAAAAAATTATGCCGAATGGGATAGCAGTTTTAAAGAACGTGAATTTCTAGTAAAAGAACTATCAAATAAATTTCCTCGTTTGGAAGCCTTTATTGGTGGAGAAGTAAGTATTGATATCTGTCGCAGGGGAGCAAATAAAGGTCAGGTTGTAAATTTTATCGGTGGCTACAGTGGTGTAGAACAAATTTATTTTTTTGCTGACAGATTAGAAGACTTTGGTATAGATAAACCTTTTGCAGATAAAATTACAGGCAATGAACACTACAAAATTTTCAATGTTCAGGGTTATCAAAACACTTGGGAAATATTAAAAAATTTATGAAATTAATAGGATGCGGTGATAGTTGGGCTTGGGGCGCAGAGCTAGTCGACAAGGAAAAATTTCCAGATTGGCATTTTGGCATAGATCAAAATAGATTGCCTGGAGAATCTGTTTACAGAGAAAAAAATAGGTATCTAAATTTATTTGCCAAAAAAGCCGGTGTTACGGAAATAGTTTCTCTGGCAAAATTTTCTTTGAGCAACGATGCTATAGTCAGATTGCTGATAAACTATCTAGCCAAAGAAGGTTACCTATCGGGCAGAGATACCAGTGAACTATTTGTTAGTATAGGATGGACCAGCCCTGAACGTAGAGAATTTTACTATAAAAAGCCATGGTCGGGCGCAGACGATCATTGGTTACCGTTTGGTCCTTGGCCTATTGGTGATCCAAAGACCTATCCTGACTTAGAAAAATTTCGAGAATTGTTCATAGATAATTTTTGGAACATCGGCGAATCAATGAACAGATACATTAGGCAAGTTTGGCAAACTGAACTTATGCTTAAACATTTCAAAATAAAATACGTTATGCACCAAGCATTTTATCATTACCATAATCAAATGATCTACGAATGGGATGATCGAAAGTACAAAGAAAATACTCAAGATAAAATTTCCGAAGGCGATAAAATTTTGTGGCATAACATCGACCCAATTTTGTACATGAACAAAGACAGTTCAGACCAATCTACATTTCATCATTACATTGTAAAGGCAGTAGGCGGAGACAAAGATAAAGTATTTGCCGTGTGGCATCCAAATGAATTAGGTCACGAACTATGGGCCGATTACATGTATCAATATTGTAAAGACCATCAATTACTATGAATAGAATAGCGGTAATATTTCGAGGGCATCTGCGAACATGGCATTATATCAAGCCGGCTGTATTTGAATTCTGGGAATCGATGGCCCAACATGTAGATTATTATTTTGTAACATGGGCTGTTCCTGATCTAGACACAGAAAAAATTCTAAAAGACTTTAAAAATAAGAACTTAGTAAAATTTTTGCCGGTGGAAATTCCGTCGACTCCTGGCAGTAATCTTTATGGCTCGTGGAAAGGACCAGGTTGGCTTTCTTACAACATAGTACCTTACAAAAGATTACGAGAATTAAGTGTAAGCTACGATTGTGTATTTGATACAAGACCTGACATACTTTATCGCCTAAATGGCAATCCGATTATTACTCCGGAACCGATGACTCTATTCACTTCCGAAATAAACTCTAATGGCAAATATAAAAATTATTATATAGGACTAGCAGACGTATTTTATGCTATGCCATCAAATGTATATGATATAATATCTACTAGGTACATTCACGAAAGTAGTTCTTTAGGCAGTCATTATGATATTTTACAAATATGTCAACGAGAAAGAATAAATGCGTGTAAAATTAATTGGGTCGAAGCCGTGATAACTAGACCAACATCAATAGCGCAGTACCCAGACCCTACTTTATTTTTAAAAGACAGGCATGCTATAGATTTTTACCTGGGAATTCAACAATGGGCCTCTTTGTCATCTCAAGAAAAAATAGAATTGTGTAGTCAACATCAAATTTCAATTCATGATTGGAATAGGTCCGACAGCCCCATAGCTAAAATATGAATAAGCCGATAAACAACCTAGCAGTTGTCTTTAGAGGACATTTGAGAACATGGTACTATACTAAAGACACAATTTTTGCTTTTTTTGATCAATTAGCACATAATGTAGACTACTATATAACAACTTGGGATTTACCGGGAATTGATATTGAACAATTAGAAACTTCTTTCAAGAATAAAAATTTAAAAAAAATATCTCTAATCAATCCTAACTGTCAATATTTTCAAGCACACGGACTTTATAATGGATGGTTGACACAACATATAAATTCCGACATAGATGTCAACTATTATGATTTTGTAGCAGAAACTAGACCAGATGTTATCTGTGATTTTAACTTGAAACATACGATTTTTGATTTACAAACAGATACCATATATACATCCTATATAGATAAATCAGAAACAGGACAGGACAGATTATCGGATATTTTCTTTTTGTATAGTTCGAAACTGTACGAAAAATTCTCTAAAAGATTTAAGTTCAATGATACTACCGGCGATATCCATATAACCTTAGGACTGTATATCAAACACCTACAACTCAAATACGCAGATCTTCCTTGGGTTTTTTCAGAAATAATTAGACCCAGTAGCTTGGAAAACAAAGTAGATATTCCAAATTTTTTCAAGCCCTCGCCGCTTGACTTTTCCACGATGAATAATGAATGGAGTAGTTACCCAAACGAGAAAAAGATAGAAGTGTGTAATCGATTCAACATATATCTAGATGACTACAAAACTTCTGGCAGTAATTTATTGAAAATATATTGACTTTGTCCATGCTAATCAATATACTTTAAGACAAGGAGATAGTTATGAGTAAAACATTTGGTGCTCCCGAACAGGCCAAAATCAAACAAATTGTAGCCGAAGGAGTCACTGTGATGCAAGAGATTCAGGACCTTACCGAAGGACTGAATGAAACAATCAAAGCTGTGGCAGAAGAATTAGAAGTTAAACCCAGTGTGATTCGTAAAGCAATTCGCATCGCTCTAAAAGATCAATGGGATCAGGTATTCCGCGAGTTCGATGATCTAGAAACTATTGTAGATATCAGCGGACATGCTAATTTAAGAAAAGAGGATTAAATGAAACACTTTGGATATCATTTGATGCTTGATTGTAGCGGCTGTCAGGGTATCGATAATCGTGATAATATCTATAATTGGATTAAAGATCTAGTTCCTAGTATCGATATGATAGCACATGGAGAGCCTATTATTGAATACTTGCTACCCGGTGATCCTAAGCAGGGCTTTAGTTTACTTCAGTTAATTACCACTTCAAATATTTCTGCTCACTTTATGGAACTAGATGGCACAGCATATTTTGATATTTTTAGCTGTAAAGAATTTGACATTGACACAGCCAAGAACATAGTAACAAAATATTTTCAACCAAAAAAAATGCGTGTCAATTTTATAACTAGACACGCAGATGAATGACTTAGTATATGGAATCTTCTCTTGGATTCGGGACGACTTTAGGTCTCATCCTTTTAGGTTTGCTATTGAGCTGGTTGCTTGGGCGATATCTATTGGATGTGCGATCGCAATGGCAGTCACAGTCCCTACTCCACCGCTGCTTGTTTTATATCCTTTTTGGATTTCAGGTTGTGCTATGTATGCTTGGGCTGCTTACACTCGTCGTTCCTTTGGAATGCTCGCTAATTATCTACTACTCACCTCAATCGATTCCGTGGGTCTGATAAGGATGCTGGTATAAATATTTTAGAGAAAGGCCGGATCAGCCATAAGTGATCAAAGTTGGTTATTGTGAGCCTAAAAATCACAAGGAGAAAAATATGAGTTATGTAGATGCGATCTGGGATCGCGACAAAGATATTGTTCGCGTTGTTGAACGCGATACTAAAAAGGGCCGAACATATCACGACTATCCTGCTAGATATGTTTTTTATTATCCAGATTCTCGTGGCAAATATAAATCCATACATGGCGAGTCGCTGAGCAAGGTAACAGCCAAAAGCCACAAAGAATTTATCAAAGAACAAAAAATCCACAGCAGTCACAAACTATACGAAAGTGACATCAATCCTGTATTTCGTTGTCTAGAAGAAAACTACCTAGGCAAAGATGCTCCAAAACTTAATGTAGCCTTTTTCGATATTGAGGTAGCCTTTGATCCCGAAAGAGGATATGCTAGCCCAGATGACGCATTCATGCCCATTACCGCTATTGCTGTTCATCTACAATGGTTAGATACTCTTATATGTTTAGCTGTGCCTCCCAAAACATTGACTATGGAACAGGCACAGGATCAGGTTAAAGAATTCCCAAATACATTCCTCTTCGAAACAGAAGGAGAAATGCTAGAATCATTCCTGACTATTATAGAAGATGCCGATGTACTCAGTGGCTGGAATTCAGAAGGTTTTGATATTCCTTACACAGTAAACAGAGTAACAAAAGTACTGAGTAAAGAAGATACCCGTAGATTTTGTCTATGGGATCATTATCCTAGGAAGCGTGAATATGAAAAATATGGGAAAGCTGCTGTTACTTATGATCTTATTGGTCGTGTCCATTTGGACAGCCTTGAGCTCTATCGTAAGTACACCTACGAAGAACGCCACAGCTATCGACTTGATGCGATAGGCGAAATGGAAATTGGCGAAAGCAAAACTGTCTATGAAGGCACACTGGATCAACTTTACAACAATGACTTTAAAAAGTTCATTGAATACAATAGACAAGACTGCGCTCTACTTAACAAGCTAGACAAAAAACTTAAATTCCTAGATCTAGCCAACACAATCGCACACGAAAATACAGTTTTACTACAGACCACCATGGGTGCTGTTGCTGTTACAGAACAGGCCATTGTAAATGAAGCACATCATCGTGGAATGATAGTGCCCAGTCGCCCCCGCAGGGATGACACTATAGACACACAGGCCGCGGGTGCTTATGTGGCCTATCCTAAAAAAGGACTACATGACTGGATTGGTTCAATGGACATTAACAGTCTGTATCCTTCCGTGATTCGTGCTCTAAACATGGGCCCCGAAACCATTGTAGGACAATTACGACAAGAGTATACCAAGGCTGAAATAGAAAGCAAAATGGCCAAGGGACAGAGCTTTGCCGCTGCCTGGGAAGGTAAATTTGGCAGTAACGAATTTGAAATGGTCATTAATCAGGATCGTGCCCATGATATTATTGTAGATTGGGAAAATGGCGAAACTAATGTAATGAGTGGAGCACAGATCTATGAACTGATCTACGAAAGTGGTAAACCATGGATGCTCAGTGCCAATGGAACAATTTTCACTTATGAGTTTGAAGGTGTTATTCCTGGTTTACTCAAACGTTGGTATGCCGAACGTAAGGAAATGCAGGCCAAGCTCAAGGATGCTATTAAAGCGGAGAACAAAATTGAAGAAGAATACTGGGATAAAAGACAGTTGGTTAAAAAGATTAACCTTAATAGCCTATATGGTGCTATTCTTAATGTTGGTTGTCGCTTCTTTGATAATCGTATTGGTCAGTCAACAACTCTTACCGGTAGATCTATTGCCAAACACATGGCTTCTAAGATCAATGAGGTAGTCACTGGCGAATACGATCATGTGGGCAAAGCAATTATCTACGGTGACACTGACTCAGCATATTTCAGTGCCTACACAAGTTTGAGAACAGAAATCGAAAAGAAACAGATTCCTTGGGATAAAGATACAGTAATTAAACTCTACGATACTGTGGCCGCAGAAGTAAACAGTACTTTCCCGCAGTTCATGTTAGACGCATTTCATTGCCCAAAGAGTCGCGGAGAGGTTATCAAAGCAGGTCGAGAAATTGTTGCTATCAAAGGTCTGTTTATTACCAAGAAGCGTTA